AGCAGTTGTTGAGGTTATAGCTACCCCCAAGAATGAATTCTGCACACTCTGTGCGCCCATCGGATATTGACGAAGCGGAGAATCCAACCATGCTGTGCGGTTCATGGTGCCGTAATACCAAATCTTTTCAAGATGGTTATAGATTACATAGCGGTTATTTACCGGGCTATTGGCAGACGGATAGAACCACCATACTTCGTTAAAGCCCTCATTAGTGCCAGCGACGATCTGATAGGCTTGCGTTTGGTTAATGTCATTAAAGACATATTGCCGCAGGGTGCAAGGCACAGTATCAACACGACCCGTGTAAACATAGAACTTATCTACCCCCATCCAAAACGTCTGGTTATTGACCGAAGCTATAGCGTTAGGCGATATGATGGAGGTGTTGTCCATCAGCAGGTTGAAGCCCCAGACATAGGGTGGCCCCAAATACTGCATGGTGAACAACGCCGCGTCCGTCCAAATCAAGACTTCCTGCTTTGCCGTTCTTGCAGTAACAATCGTAGAACCACCGGCAAGCTTGTATTCACCAGATTGATTGGTTGCAGCAGGAACCCATGTGTATGCATCTTCTTGGTCAGACCAACGCACAATCATCGGGTCAAATGTCGTGGCTGAGTTACCGGGGACGTATGGGTTTGAACCAAACGCTATGACAAATCGTTGAACATCTGAGGCTATGACAGCAAGCGTAGTTGTCGGGGTATATGGGCCGTTTGTTGCATTGTATGTAGTTGCCAAACTTGTCAGTGTCACTGCCCGTGCATACGTGGATGTATCTACAGCCCAGTAGTAAATAGCGCCACCACGCGGGGCAAAGATTAAGTCCTGACCAAAGTTATCCGCAGTCCACAACCGAAGCTGTGTGCCAATAGAGTTTGCCGTAGCAGAGGCATCGCCCCATCCATAAGCCCCGTTCCACGGGCCAGCGCCCCAACCATTGCTAGTAGTGTAAGTGGCGCTGCCAGCGGCAATTTGGAAGTTAGCAACAACAGAAGCTCCACCAGTATTGGCGCTTGTAGACGTAGCCGCAGTCGGGCTAATGATGGTAAACGTGTTGCCTGTTGGGGTTGATATGGCTTCAAACTCACCATTAAGCGTCAAACCGCCGCCCGCTACAGCGCCAGAGAATGTAACCCAAGTGCCGGGGGATATACCATGCGCCGAGACAGTAACCGTAACGAGCTTGGAATTTATAGTAGTGGCAAACGGGCCAGCCCCACCAACAGATACCGGAGAAGCCGCAGTCAGCGGAGTAACGTCGTGATACAACCCACCGTTCTCAATGTAATACTTCTGGTTGGTTCCAACTGCGTTCAAGTTGCTGTAGTTCAGCGTAACCCAGTTATTCATATCACGGCTTACACCATTGTAGGTATTAACCACCCCACCAGTTGATGCAGCCAAGTTAGTCCAGCCGCCGATCTTCTCAGGCTGACCGGAACGGAACCTGATCTTGTCAGATTCAAACCACCCGCCTTCATTGGCGTAAGTGGTGGACTCCCGGTTGATGCCCGGTCTTAATACAAGTTTTTGTAGTGGCATTATGGTATAAAAAACCTATGTCCAGAACGTGGTGGAACACACTGGATATGGCACCAAGTCGGCGTAGCCACATCATCTTCTAGCCAAAGACCTATGCCCTCTAGTATCTGGACATTGTTGCGACAGAACTTATCCAACTCTCCGTCGTTGTCTTCAATGTCTACTGCGTGACCCGTCATGTGTTTTGAATGCGGAGCGCCACCAGCATGGTTGTTTACCGCCGAAGGACGCCAACCCGACCTTAACCCACGGTCTTCACCAAAAGCAGCGATTAGCTGGTTAGCCTTCTCACAGATAATAGCAGCATTAGTCTTGATATCTTCGGTCAACTCCATCTCATGACCTTTCAGATGCTGGCCTAGATACTGGGCTACGGTAATCATTTTGTCGGGAAGTTACCGCCAACAGGGTTTAAAACCCCAACGGCAGCGGCAGTGAAAGAAGTCGCCCCAACAGGCACATGGTCACCCGTCCAAGGACTTTCATTGATCGGGCCATAACAAGAAGCCAGCCTGACATCGTTGACCTTCTTGGCTATCAGGTCACAAGGGAAAGACCACATATTGCTCATCCCAGAGGTATCCGTAGTGGTGAACTGCCGAACCACCATAGGTTGAACATCCCAAGAGGGAGCTTGTGGATAGCTGGTCAGCGTTGAAAACAGGCTCCAGACCTTGCCTTTAGGTGCTTTGCACTTGCCACCCATGAGGTTCAGATCAGCTATGGCGGGGCCAACCAGCACAGGGCATACCGCCACGCCCTCTTGGAAAGTTTTGCCGTTGACCACGATAGTCTTACCGGTAGGTGTAGCACCAGAAGCCGCACACAGAGCATAGCGCCCCTTGCAGATAGCCAAGTCAACCGCGTTAGCAGAACCAGCAAACATGGCAAAAACTAACAGGTATTTTATGCAGTTATTTATCATTGCTTTCCTCATTTGGGGCTGAAAATTTAATACCCGCCAACAAACCAATAAACCCACCAATAATCGTCTGAAACGCTGGCCCTAGTAATTTGAAGATGTCGTCGTTGTCTACGGCATGATCAAACAGCCCGACACACAACGCAAATACCATCCCGCCAATAACAACGCACAGCGTAAAACTGACCATCGTTGTGACAACAAATGTTAGTTTTTCTTTCATCTGTTGCCTTCTACGTTTCTTACTTTTTCAACCGACCTAGCGGCGGCTAAACCCAACATGCCAAGCAAGACTTGCATCGTGATAGTAGTGTCTATGACCGGGAAAGACCCGGTGTAGTGAAACCAAACTTGTGCAGCAAACCTAGCAACAGGCTCAATGATAGACACGTAGGCAAGACCGCAACCGCAAGTCCATCCGATAAACGGCCTCCAGCCAGCCACAAACCAGTTAGCACTCTTAGCCTCTTCCAAATTGACCTGCACTTGCAACTTTGCCAAATCCGTTTCTGCGGCAAGCTGGGCAAGATCGCCGTTCTGCTGCATCTTCAGTAGTTCAAGCTGGGCAGCCGCCTTCTTCTCCGGGTCAGGAAAGAACCGCTCAATCAAAGACTGAGCAGCAGAGAACAGACCTGATATGACCAGCGGGTTCATTTGTCTACCTTGGCCTCTAGCTTCTCAAATATCTTTGCCAACATTGCTTTGATGTCCCGGATGTCCTCGCGATAGTCACTACGCAAAACATATTCTTTTGGCAAGTCTTCGCGCAGTTTTGCTAAGTCTGCCTTTAGTTCTTTAACCGCAGCCCAAAGCTCACGAGCAAACCAGCCAAGAACGGTGAAACCACCAGCAAGTAGGCCGTTTATTAGATGTTGGTTTTCCACTCTTGTTCCTTAACACCAGCGTTATGCAAAAGCTTGCGATGCATTGCCATACCAAACTGAATTAATGCAAACAAAGCTAATAATGTCTGTGCCAGTAGTAGCAGTGGTTGTAATTGTTGGCGTTAGTCCACTGGGATATTTAACCCCAGTGAAGGTTGCCGTTCTTCCACCCGTTCCGTCTTGTATCAACTTCACAATGAACGAAGTGCCAGACGTTGCAGTAGGCATCGTAAACACACAGTTTCCTGTTAGTGTGTAAGAAAGAACTGTCCCGCTTGCAAGAGAAAGGGTTTGTGCGGTTGATGAATTTACTATGGATGGAGCAGTTTCAAGATATGCCGTTATTGTTGGGTTCGACAGAATTATGTTCGTCAGGGAAGTTAACGCGGTAGAAGCCCAGTTAGTCCCGTTAGAAGTAAGCAAATTACCAGAGGTGTTGGGAGCAATAGGAGTAAATCCAGTGCCCGCACTATTACCCACATAGACTGCGTAAGCAGTAGTAGACGTAGACCCCGTGCCACCGGAAGCAACCGGCAGGGCAGCGCCAAGGGTCAGCGAAGCAAGATAGTTCTGAGCAACAACAACGTCTGTGCCGTTACATACCAGCACCATCTTTGCAGCGGCGGGGACTGAAACGCCCGTTAGACCCGTAACTTTGACGGTTATAGCTGACGCAGTGTTGTTGTATACGAAGTAGAGTTTTTTGTTGGTTGGCACAACCAAGGTGCCACCACCCGTGCCGGTCAACTCCAAGAACATATTCCTAGCCACACCAGACGCCCCGTTAGGGATGGTGATAGTGTCTGTTCCGCCCGTGCAAGCCGTGGTTTGATACCCACCGATTGCCTGATCTATCAGGGTTCCCAGATTGGTATTGGTCGTGGTTCCCCACGTTCCCGTCTGGTCACCGGAACTAATCAGTTCGATGCCAAGGTTGCTGTATGTTGAGGCCATGTTTAAACGCTCTCAATCCAATTTAAGGTTGCTTCGTCCCAAGAATACATTTTGCCGTCCGTAGGCATCGGCACAGGCGCTTCCCACTGGCAGGTTTGCTCATTCAGAACCCAAGACGGAAAAGGCTGTGGAGCGATAAACGCATCACGCCCTACGTCGTAAATGTAGCCAATTCCGGCGTAGTTCTTGCGGATGTTGCCGTTGTAGCTGGTCTGCTTCCAGTCGCCACCAAGTATCCGTTCACAGAACGCAGTGCCGATATGCTCTAGTTCAACGCCTTCTGCGTTTGCCGTGTCAGCGTTACCGATAACAATAACCTGCGTTACTAGACCGTTTTCTAATTTAGCAAAATGTGCCATCTACTTCTCCTGTCCTGTGTATTCTTTAATCTGTGCCGGTGACCAAACAGTAGGGATGGAATCCTCAAACGCTTTTATCTTGTCCATCGTTTCCCGTATATCTTCCCAAGTAGGTTTCTCGCGGTAGTCTTCCCACTTGGTAATTACGCTGTTACTGATTTCGTATCTTGCATTAGGACGCAGCAGTTGCATCGCAGTTTCAATGCCGTAGAGTTGGTAGATTTTTACCATGTGATTACCACTATGCCTGAGCCGCCATCGCCGCCAGCCAGCGCACCAGAACTACCGCCACCGCCACCACCGCCGCCCGTATTGACCGTCCCGTTCGTGCCAGTAGTTGTAACTATACCGCCCGCGCCGCCGCCAAAAGATGCGGTGCCCGCTAAACCCGCAGATACCCCGCCGCCGCCGCCGCCCGCATAATTTACCGACGATCCAGAAATACTAGATGCTAGCCCGGCACCACCCGCGCCACCATTAACCGGAGAATTACCGTTTGCGCCCACAGCATTTGCCCCGCCGCCACCAGCGCCCGCCCCTGCCGCGCCATTATTGCTGCCTGTGCCGCCGTTGTTTCCTCCTGTAGTTCCAGTGCCGCCCGCAGCACCGTTGCTAACTCCACCGGCTGCGCCACCCCCAGAACCACCATTTCCGCCCGGTTGCCACGACGGAGTGGCACTGTTAGACGTTCCACCAAAGCCGCCGCCGGATGATGTAATGCTGCTAAAAACAGAATTTGAACCAACAGTAGCTTGCGATCCCGCGCCAGCAGGGGCTTTAGCCCCGCCCGCGCCTACCGTAACCGTATACGCCGTTCCCGGCGTTACTGCTAAACCTGTTGCTGTTCTATAAGCCCCCGCCCCGCCACCACCAGCAGTGTTTGAACCGCCCCCGCCACCACCCGCCACAACAAGATAGCTAACACTAGTCACGCCAGCCGGAGCAGTCCAGATACCGGACATATTGAATACGGCAATTTTGCTAGGCGCGGTGAAGGATAGGATTACAATGCCGGAGCCGCCCGTTCCACCAGTAGTTGTTTGTGAACCACC